GGCAAATACGTAGCAAAATATAATAAACTTCCTACATCTGAAACACTTGGTATTGAATTAAACGATTCAAACCTTTCGGGTGAACAATTCCAAATGGCAATGGATATTGTTCCACAACTTTTTGCAATTGAAAAGATTGATCAAGATTGGTTAATCGATTCAACTGAAAAATGGTGTCAAGACCGTGCTATACATAATGCAATTATGGAATCGATTACCATTATTGATGGTAAACACGAAAGCTTGACCAAAGGTGCATTACCAGATTTACTTTCGAAAGCACTTGGTGTAGCATTTGATACAAATGTAGGTCACGATTATGTTGAAAATGCAGAACAAAGATATGACTTCTACCATACCGAAGAAGACCGTATACCATTCGATCTTGAATACTTCAATAAAATTACAAAAGGTGGCGTACCCAATAAGACTCTTAATATTTGTCTTGCTGGAACTGGTGTTGGTAAATCTTTGTTTATGTGTCATCTGGCTGCTAGCTCGTTAGTCGATGGCAAGAACGTTCTTTACATTACAATGGAAATGGCTGAAGAACGTATTGCAGAACGTATCGATGCTAACCTACTAAACATTCCAATTGATCAACTTGAAACAATGTCAAAAGATATGTTTACACAAAAGGTTTATAATCTAGCTAAGAAGACCGCAGGCAAACTAATTGTAAAAGAATATCCAACTGGTTCAGCACATGCTGGACACTTCCGTGGGCTATTAAATGAATTAAAGTTAAAGAAAGAATTCCAACCAGATATTATTTTTATTGATTATTTGAATATTTGTGCATCGTCACGGATGAAAGCTATGGGAGGAGCAATCAATTCATACACTTACATTAAAGCAATTGCTGAAGAGTTACGTGGTCTTGCAGTCGAGTTCGACATACCGATCTTCTCTGCAACGCAAACGACTCGTTCGGGTTATACTAACTCGGATGTTGGGCTTGAAGATACGTCCGAATCTTTTGGATTACCCGCTACAGCAGATCTGATGTTTGCTCTCATTTCTACCGAAGAGTTAGAACAAATGAATCAGATGATGGTCAAACAATTAAAGAATAGATACAATGACCCTACACATCACAAACGTTTTGTAATTGGCGTAGATCGATCAAAAATGCGTTTGTTTGATGTAGACGAAGACGGTCAAACATTAACAGATGATACACCTGTCTTTGATAATACGGAAACAGGCAAAAGATTTGAGGATTTCAAACTATGATAACAATACCTACACCTCCTAAATCCTATATGGATGTTGCTGGATTTAATAATCCTACACACCTAGATAATTTATCGAAATACGTTTCGAAACTAGAATCTGGTAGAATTTTAGAGATTGGATGTGCTTGGGGTGGTTCTACTTGGGCTATTCTTGATAGCATTCAAGAAAAAGCCTCTCTTTACACAGTTGATACTTTTGGTATGAATAATCCAGCTTTGAAACAGAAACACTATAATGGGGTATCTAAAAAACATTCGACTAATCCATCGGTAATGTATGGCATGCAGATCTATATGGAAAAAGATCAAAGATCTACATTTAACCATTTTATTTCTTATCATCCTAATAGAAAAAAATTAAAAAAGGTATATCAGTGTTCTAGTTTAAAAGTTTTAGAAAAAGATGTAAACTGGGATTTAGCATATATTGATGGTCTACATTCATATGAAAATGTAAGACAGGAGTTAGATTATCTAAAAAATGTAAAGATGTTATGCGGAGATGATTATCATCCAGTGCATAAAGGCTGTATGCAAGCAATTGATGAATTTAAACAAAAATATCCAGAAAGAACTTTTTATCACGATCCTTTTGATACAGATTCAGGATTTTGGTCAAGCACAATAATGAGGAAATAATTATGAAATGGATGATTGTTGCTGTAATGGCTTTTGTATATCCAAATGGATCAAAAGATTATTACATCTGGCCAGAACCATCGTTTGATTCGATGGAGCAATGTATGGCCTTTGGAAGACTGGCTAGGCCAGAACTGATTGCAAAGCTTAATTTAGAATATCCTGGTAAAGAGATCGAAATGATCTCTTGTGTAGACTTAGATATAGTAAATGACATTCTTGCTAAAAATATTTTAGATGATGATGGTAGCATTTGAAAAATAAGGAAATGAAATGAAAGTAAGATTAATTAGTTATTCACAACCCCATTTGCCGGAGACTACTTTAGATGCTCAAGACCTCATTTCGTATTGCGCCCGTGTATCCAATCCATCGAACCAAAATAACGTTGAAACGTCAGAAAGGTTACTTACCTATCTCGCAAAAGAAAAACACTGGTCGCCGTTCGAAATGGTATCTGCTTGCTTAGAGATTACAACAACGAGAGATATTGCTCGTCAAATTCTTAGGCACAGGTCTTTTTCATTTCAAGAGTTTTCTCAGAGATATGCTGAACAGGCAGAGTTTAGTAATTTTAGAGATGCCCGCATGCAAGATCATAAGAATAGACAAAACAGTATTGAAACTAACGATGGTGATCTTAAGTTTGAATGGTTGAAGCAACAATCAGAAGTTGCTCTTGCCGTGAGGAACGCATATGCTTGGGCTTTAGAAAATGGAATCGCAAAAGAACAGGCCAGGGCAGTATTACCAGAAGGTATTACAGAATCCAAAATGTACATGAATGGAACCCTTAGATCTTGGATGCATTATATTGAACTGAGGTCCGGTAATGGAACTCAAAAAGAACACAGAGATATTGCCATTGAATGTGGTAAAGTATTATCCCCTATTTTTCCAATCATGGAAAAATTTATCAACTAGAAAGGTACAATGATGATCAGATCATCTCTCAAAGGGTTGACAACCCTTATCCTGTCACTATTTTTATTCTCTACAGCACATGCTGATCCAGTCAAAGTTGGATTCGTATATGTTGGTCCGGTTGGCGACCACGGTTGGACATACATGCACGATAAAGGCCGACAGGCAGTTGTTGAAGAGTTTGGCGATGCAGTTGAAACTTCATACATTGAAAGCGTAAAATATGGCCCTGATTCCGAAAGAGTAATTAGGGAGATGGCACAATCAGGCTTTGATGTTATCTTTGCTACATCGTTTGGATACATGGACCCAATGCTTAAAGTTGCAAAAGAATTTCCTGATGTAAAATTTGAGCACGCAACAGGATATAAGACTGCAGATAATATGGCAGTTTATTCATCTAAGTTTTATCAAGGTAGATATATTCAAGGCGTAATTGCTGGTCATATGAGTGAGGCTGGTAAGGCAGGATATATTGCATCATTTCCTATTCCAGAAGTTATTCGAGGTATCAACGCATTTTACCTTGGTGCAACAAGTGTAAATCCAAATTTTGATATTGATGTAGTTTGGGTGAATACGTGGTATGATCCAATTAAAGAAGGCGATGCAGCAAGAGTGTTAGTTGGTGCAGGTGCTGATATTATTACGCAGCATACCGATTCGCCTGCAGCATTACAAGTTGCTGAAGAGGCAGGTATTATGGCTTTTGGCCAGGCATCTGATATGATTCAGTTTGCACCGAATACACAACTTACTTCCATTCTTGATGACTGGGGCCCATATTATGTCGACAGAGTACGAGCAGTAATTGATGGCACATGGGAATCAGCTGATACTTGGGGAGGTATGGATACTGGAATGGTAGCTATGGCACCTTATACAAATATGCCTCAAGACGTTGCAGAAATAGCAATGGGACTAGAAGAAGCAATTACTCGTGGTGTACTTGACCCATTTGGTGGTGAATTCAGTGATGGTGAATTACTTAGTATGACTGATTATCTTCCTGGTATTGACGCAATTAAACCTTAACGAAAAATGCGCCCTTTATTGGGCGCATTTCATTTGGCTCTGGAGGATGGATTCGAACCACCACGTCTTGTTAAGACAATAGGGAAACAACCTATCGCGTCTGCCTTTTCCGCCACTCCAGATTATAATTACCATCTCTATCGTAGTGACGACAATTGTAAAAAGCATAATCAATAGATGCAATATAACCATAACCTTTTGAGGTTAAGTGTTTATACCACCAAAAGAAATCTTTAATTTTCTGCATGTTTATCAAGAGCAGCAATCATTCTTGTCATGCCAATTCCACCACCAACACGTGGGAAGAAATCAAATTTAAGAAATTCTTCTAGCTCTGCTACGACTCTTTCTTTTCCAAATAAATCGAAAAGTAAGTTGGCATAAGCACCATCAGTAATTGTATGGAATGTATCACGCATTTGCTCTACGTCTGTTG